GTAGCACCTTTGTTAGCAAGGATACCTACAACCTGTTCTCCTTTAAATAGGATATACCATAATAGATAAGCAACAGTTGATATTGATTTACCTGATTGTCTACATGCTAATACGATAGAGAATCGATTACTATTAAAGTGCTCAAACATCTTCTCTTGATAATCATACAACTCAAATGGTACTAACCCTTGGTCAACATGAATTATCTTACAATACTTTTTAGCGAAGTACACAGGATCTTTTGCACAACGTGCATATTCGACCAGTTCTTCTTTGGTCCAGGGGTGCGCAGTATCAGCCCCACGTACCCGCGGGTTACCTAAATAAGTATTACTGGCTTGGTTCGACATCAATCACTTTCTCATCATGTAGCATTTTCTGTAGGTCAGCAGTAGATCCAATAAACACATTGTTATTAGTTATTGACCCGGCAGCATCTAAGGCTGGAGTATCTACCTTCTCTACTTCTTTTTTGGTCTTATGCATCTTTAAGATCTTTTCACTGATCTCTGCATTTTGTTTGATTAGTTGGCCGAGCACTTCAAATGCGCGTGGATGTTCAGATTCCCTAGCAAGCTCCATCATGAGCTCAATAGCTTCATCACCTTGATCGGTTAAATCATAAAGAGACTTTCTTATCTTTTCATAATCATTATTTAAATCTTTATCACTCATATAATATATGTCCTACGGTTCATTAAAAAAGTCGATTGTCTCCGTATATGGTAGGGTTGTTCCATCAACCTTTTGTACTTCCATGTTCTCTCTTGAATCTGTATCTTTATAGTATACTTCTGTCTTATCAATAATACCACGTTTCTGAATACCTTTATAGTAACGTATACGTGTTTCAAATGACAAAGTATATACAATAGTTCTTCTACTTAAGAAGTCACCTTCATATTCATCATTAAGCCCTACACCAGTTAATACAATAGGAACGTCTGACTTGATTTCCATCGCAGGTATATCTGTAATCGTAACAGTATAGTCTGGTTGGAACATAGGTAAGATTTGCTCTAAGATTTGTAATGCTTCATCTTGAGTCTTAGTCATAATGTTTAACTCAAACCCCACTTTATATACAGCGGGTGCACCCAATGCAGTAACGTTCTTCTTATCTAATGGATCAACCTTAACATATTTATTACTCTTATTAATTCTTGATTGACCATCATATGTCATATCAGTTATTTCAAATGAAAGACGTGGTAACTTAATAGCAATCTTAGTGTCATCTAAGTCTTTAGCTCTTGATAAGAACTTCTGTCTCGGGCCATAGGCTAATGGTACTTTAATATGTTGTAACACTTTACCAGCACTATCAGTCTTTTCAACAGATATGTTATTGAACATTGATCCGAACACGGATACCATCCGTCTTGTGCTTGAATTGTAGAAATGATCAGAAAACATTATGGCATTCCAAATGGGTTAGTTTCAGAGAAGTCTATAATACCATCAGCTTCTGTTTCGAATATATCATTAGCAGCATATTCGTCTCTGTTGTAATTAGTGGCAGTATCAGCAATTAACACATTGTATGTAGCTCCTGATTCTGTACCAATAACCTGTTTAGTTATATCAGCATCAACATATAATTGTCTAAAGGCGCCATCGGTAGTGCTAAGTGATACCACGGTTAGGTTACCGGTAGACAAACCTAAATCTTCCCAAGCAGCAACTTCACCTTCGATATTAATAGGTAAACCACCAGCATCATTAACACCGGTCCATTGTGTAACAGTTTCACCAATCTTATATGTACCTGTACCAGTAGTTAGTGTGTATGTATATGAAGTAGCATTAAGGGTTTCTATTTGATCAATAGTATCTATATCAGTATCAAACTCTTCATCTGAGTACTCGAACAATTCAGCTTGTAATTTATATACAGGTAAGTTCTGTAATTGATAGAAAGGCATTTCATGTTCAACAAACTTGATTTCAAAGATACTCTTAGACATTGGAAGATATAACAAATCTCCTTCCATAGGTCTAAATGAATCCGATTCACCTTGAGCTGTTGATAACCATTTGCCAACCTGCTTTTGCCATCTGCGTTTAGCAACAATAAATGTTGCTTGATCTCTAATCTCTAAACCAAACTTAGCTAATAGATCTCCATCACCTTCAAATCCATCAGCATTCTCTATGTACATTTCAACTACATAAGAGTCTGTAAATCTTGAATAGGATTCATTAAGGATCTCGTCCTTACTAATTTCTTGGCGGGGTATATAAACAATATCTTGTCCATAAATCTGCATAGACTCGGTGATCAAATCCTCATAGAGTTCTTGTTCAGTTTTTACCGAGCCTGAAAAATATACTGAAGTTGCCATAGTGTTTAACCCATAATAAAGTCGTCCGGCATCTGCCAAGCCAAAGCCATTTCTTCTTCTAATTTATTAATTTCTTCAACAGCATCTTGAAAGATTTGAAGACCATTCATAGTAACTCCACCAGGTAATTGCATACCTTCGAACTTACTCATGTTAGCACCCCATTGTCTTTTAATAAGAGCTGTACAATATTTCTTTAAGAACATATCGTTATATACATCGGAGTATGTTTGTGGATCAACAATTTCAAAACCTTCAATGATTATGAAACCCGCTTCTGTCCATATACCACTTGCCGCTTCACAAGCAGTTTTAGTGGTATGAGCAATAATAGAACAACTACCCGCTTGAAGACTACCAAAGCCTTCATCAACATATAGTCTATTCATATGACGATTGAATCTAAGTAGCTCAGAGCTATTCAGTTGATGATCTAATAAAGCAAGGTGTTGCATCTTCTGGCCAAACACTTGGATAGAACTTTGCATTCCCCAAGTATTCATATCGGCTAAACGCATTTGATATTCAGCGTTAAACATAGCTTCAGACTCACCACTCTTCATATCTAATATCTTAGTGACTGAAGTGATAGAATCAGGTATAGCAATATAGCTATTAGTTATATCATCAGCAGTTAACTGGTGTTTAAAGTAAGCGCGAACAACAGCATCAGAATGATACTCTTGATAATACTGTAAGGCATCATCAATTCTATCTTCTACTTGATCCTCGTCAACATTAATCTCAAGCACAGGGGCACCTAATGCCCTCATGCAATGATCGATTAATTCAGGCCTGCTGGTTACCTTTGCCATTACTTAGTGAACCAGATCTTTACCGAATCGTCTTTATAAGATGATGAATCCGCTTGCCATTTAGCATAGAAGTTCTTAGCCCCTAATGCTTTGATTTCTTTCTTAACAGCTGGGATAGTAGGTTTACCTTTAGAATCTGCATAAGCAACTTTAGCTTTCTTTTTAAAGCCATCAATATTCATCATAGCGCCACGTGTACCCTTACGAGCATCAGCAAATGAAAGACCATCAATACATACAGCGATGTTATTTCTACCATCATTCTGAATAGTACAATCACTGCCTTTTGCTTCTTCAAGTTCAACTGATTCTTTAACAAGTTTGTTTAAATCTTTTATTGCCTTGCCCATGAAGATTTCAATTGACGTCAATCTTGTGATAATATCGTTAATGTTTCCACCCTTAACATCGGTCTTTAGTAAAGACATCTTTTTGTTTAAATCAGACATAGTTGATTTAACATTAGCGCCTTCCATTAATTGTGTATATGTAATCATATCTCGTAAACCAGAATCATCTTCTAATGAGAAGTCAACAGACTCACCTAAAGCATTCATTACATAATCGGCAACATTGTCAAGTTCTTCTTTACCTAAACCTTCACGTGATAATACTTTCAATACATCTTTATATGATTTAGCATTTTTCTTCTTAGCAAGTGTTACATACTTATCGTATCCACCTTTCTTACCAAAACCAATACCTTTTGCATTTTTCATTGAAACTGCTTCTTCAACTGATTCTTTAATTAAATCAGTTGATGTTAAAATATCAATTACTGTTTTCTTTGTTTTATCTAATTTAACATGAGCTTTTTGTCTTGCGCCAATACCACCAATCAATTTAGTTATTTTTCCCGTTTGCCCATGGTGAC